CATGACCTACAGAAAAATAACCGCCTGAACCTGCCACTATAGAACCAGTTGTATATTCAACAATACTAAATCCTGCATCGGTATTAGCTTGAACTGTAGAAGTTAGCGTTCCATCAGTATTAGAGCTAGTGCTACCTGCATTGGCTTTCCATGCCCATGACACAAAGTTACCTGCTGCATTTAAGTTACCTGCATTACCCCAAGTAAAACCATCGGTATCAAAAGATACTATACGATTGGCTGCGGTATCTTCTGCTGAAGTGTTATCAGAAAATAAAGTAGAGTTTACTCCTCTAGATGAATCCCAAAGTTCGTGACTGTCTGCATTAGTTCTTGATTTAACCCATAAAAAATCAGGTTGTAAATCGCTGTTAGCATCAAAAGTTGCAGAACCAGTACCGCTACTTTTTGAAAAAGCGTAAGTATAAAAATGTGCTGATGGATCGTCTATTGTTGTATAAGCCATATTATCCGAACTCCGCTAAGTTTTTAGTGCATAAGGCATAGTAGCCTGAGGGGGGTGCATATTCAAAGTTTCCGTAGTCATTAGCATCTGCATTACCTGATGCGATTGAGTTAGCTGTATAACCACCCCAATTTGCTTTAAAATTTGTTGGAACATTATAAAGAGAAATACCCATATAATGAGTACCATTTGGATCAACCAAACTTACGCCACCTGTTCCGCTTGAGCCACTTGTAGGATCACCTGAGTTTTGCCAAGTTCCGTTTTTAGCAAAATATACATACCCATTATCTCTGTCTAGTGCTATTGAAATAATATCTCCTGATGTAAAAGTGCTACCCCAAGAGTAATTTGTACTGCTGTCATATATATTTCCATTTTGCCCATAATAACCAACTCCATTAGAGCCAGATGCTCCTAAATGTGTGCTATCCTCGTATTCATCATAGCTGCCAACCCCCACAAATGCAGTGTTAGTATCAGGTACAAATTCTGCATACCATTTTCCTGCGGTTACTGCCATGCTCCCAAATCCAATTCTCCACCAAGCAGCTCTGTCTGTTTCCCATAATGTATCTCCTTCTTTAGTAATTGCCTCTGCAAAGACAATTCCATTTCTATAAAGGATCAAAGGATTAAAAGTACAAAAAGTATTAGTTGGTGTATCGGTTGCTTGGTCTGCGGATGTAATATTTGTTAAACTGAAATTATTTCCTAGCCCACTAGAATCTGCACCAAGAGAAGATGCATTATCAAACTTTAAATAAAAAGCATAATTACTTCCAAATGTTCCTTGATATTCTATAGGTTTCCAAATTCCTGTATTGCTATCAAACTCTCCAAAGTCTGTGGGCAATAATTGTTGTCCTTCAATACAGTAAACATCTGCTAAATATGCTGAAAGTGTAGGTGAAGAAGAATTAATACTTCCAACTTGCACTTGTCCGCCACCATTACCCATATAAGTGTTAGCGTTTTGGCTTGGGTATGTTTCTGTACTAAAAGCAGTTTCCTGAACTCCGTTTACATAAAGTTTTACTCTATTTGCTGCTGTTGCTTGTGTTGTATCAACGGCTATTACAATATGATACCAAGCAGAGCAATCTCTAAATTTCCTACTAGTAACTAAATCAAATTGAGTGCTTGCGCTTGATACTGATTTTATTTGCAAAGAATCTAAAGGGCTGCTTGGAAATTGGCAATAGATTGCGTCATTTCCGCTTACGCCATTTCCCATAATAATGCCTGCGAACAAACCTGTTCTTTGGCTACCAGCTCGTTTACACCAAAAAGACCAAGTGAAAGTTTGATTACTTCCACCTGTAGAAAAGTTCATTTTAAGTATTTCTGAGTTATCTCTAAAAAATTTCAAAGAATTTTCAATATCATAGCCAGTAGAGATACTGCCTCTATTTGCTGTTCTTTGGAGTGTTTCCATATTAGGTTTGTGCTAGGTTTTGAACTCTACCGATTTCTTGCCAAACTGATCCGTTGTATCTAAAGCTAAATATGTCTGTCTTGTTAGCTGATGCAGTTACTGTCGGAGCAGTTGATGCTGCAAATTCAAAAACTGTATTCCAAGCTACTGTATAAGGTGTAGCACCTTGAGCAATCTCTACAGAAATAATTGCACCTTCTGTTGCATTAGTTGGTGCTGAGAAGGTAGTGTTTTCTGTGGTTGCATAATAAGCGTTAGCTGCTGCTTGAGCATCCCACGCTACTGCATTAGAGCTTGAGGTAATGGCTACTTGAGAAATCTTGGCTGAAGTAGATGCAGTTGCTACTGTAAATACTCCTGTGCTTGCAGAGGATGCGCCTATTGGTGTTCCGTCTATCGCACCGCCATTTACATCAATACCAGAAAAAGTAGCTGTGCCTGTTGAGGTAAGCGTACCGCCAACAGTTAAAGTTTTACCAGAGCCAACATTAAGGCCAACACTTGTGCCTGATCCTGCTGCTGCAAAAATTGCATCGACATCATCTAAATCAGAGTTAAGTTTTGTACCCCAGGTATCGGTGGATGCACCGACCTCTGGTTTGGTCAAGTTTAAATTAGTTGTATATGTATCTGCCATAAATATTATCCTTTAAGCTGCTTCTTCTTTGCCTAATGTAGTCCAAGTTGTAGAAACAACCTGTTCAGTCCATTTTAAACCACCACTCGCTGAAAAACTAGAGATTTCTTGAGGTGGTGGGCTACCAGTAACTTTGCCTCTATCTATTTGTCTGCCTAGCCCAGTCATGCTCGATGTCTGTGCTATGGTGGCTGCTGCGGTAACTGTATATTTACCAGTAGCAGTCATAGACGAGGTTTGTGCAATGGTTGCAGATGTTTTATCTATCTGCGTACCGATTGCGGTCATGCTAGAGGTTTGAGCTATAGTTGCTGATCCTCTATCAACTTGAATACCAACAGCAGTCATACTGCTGGTTTGTGCGAGTGTGGCTGTTCCTCTGTCTATTTGTACGCCTGATGCAGACATTCCTGATGTCTGGGCGAGAGTTGCTGTACCACGATCAACCTGTCTGCCAAGTGCAGACATTGACGAGGTTTGAGCGGATGTGGCTACGCCAAAATGATATACAGGAGTTCCGTAATGGGATTTCCCGTATGTATATAGTCCGTAGCCTACTGAGGCCATGGTATTAAGCTAATGTGATGTCTAGATCACCAGCATCAAATCTGAATACATCTCCAGAAGATACTACTTTTGAAGCATCTAAGTTTGCATAAGCAAGTAAGTTACCAGCACTTGAAGCATCTAAAATACCAACAGCAACTACAGTTCCGTAGTTAGCAGTAGCAGTTGGGTATTCAATAGCAGCAGCGTTAGTAGCTGTAGTTGGTGATGTTCCAGAAACTGTGAATGTAGCAGTCTGTCTTGCATAAGCTCCGCCTGATACTTCAGTACCGCCACCAGTATCATCTGGTGCTACAGTATATAAAGCAACATATAAGGTGCTAGGTGCAGTATAAGCAGTTCCGCCAAACACATGATCTAAAACTTTATCTTCTAAATAATCGCTAAATCCAGCCATTTATTTCTCCTAGTTATTATTCCAATAGTATATATTTTTTCTTGCTTTGCCGTAAGTTCTTCTTCTTGGAATTAAAGATCCTTTGGCAAACTCTGCTCTCTCTTGCTGCAATCTGAGTTCTTCAAGAGCCTTTTCAAATTGTGCATTAAAGAGTGGTACTCTTTCATCTTCCATAAGGAAAACTGATGCATGCTTGAGAGATCCATATAAATAAACATCTGGGTAATTTGTTGATACAAAGTTAGATGTATTTGAATCACTTAAAGCAGTTATCTTACTAAAGTATGTTAATTGTAATGTATAACTGCTGTCAGGGGTAGGTGCAAGTTCCATTGTATCGTCAACTAATGCAAAATAAATTGGTTGACCAGTCACATTGTTATTTGCTTTTCTATATACATCCAATGATTCAATAGACATTTGCATTAATGGTCTAAAGTCGTTTGAAGTTATTTCTACATTGATTGCTTCTAACCAATCTGTCGGTAATGCTAAGTATTGGTTTTCTGCGGTTGCGGTTGCTCTTTTAACTTGATCTGCAACGCGTAATCTTCTGTTTAATTCGGCTTCGGTATTGTCAATAAATATATCTATTTCAGATGTTAAATCTGATCTGTTTAGA